TCTCTCTCCAGAAACAGAGAGACCTATCTTCTCGTCTCCCACCTGAAACCGATACAGAAAAACAGACAACGCTGGTAAAAGAGCTTAAAGACCGGCTTACGCAAGCCCAGCAGAGAAAGACTGTGCTTGGATGCCCTCACTGTAGCAAAGGACTTATCATTAAGGGTGGTATGATTGATAGAGCAGACTCTGGTCCCCTTACCAATGAAGAAAAACAGCTTCTTCTAGAAGCGACACAGAGACTCCCTTCGGAAGAGAAGAAGCTACAACAACTCTTACAGAGAAAAGCTTTACGAGAACAACTCCTATCCGAACTCAGTCAGATATCAGTAGACGAAAACGCAGAAGAAGTCTTTCTAGAGCTGAAGAAAAAGAATGATTCTATAAAAGTTATACTCCAAAAGAATAGTTTTATCCAAGAACAGCTTACAAAATTAAAGTCGACTCCTGCTAAAGACAAGTATATCAATATCAGAAAGCAGTATGAGAAAGAACTCGAAGTCTTTAAATCGATGCAGAAGGGTGAGCCGATTGAGAATCTGGTAGAGTTTCAGAACAAACTACAGGAACAACAGCTTAACAAGATTACCTCTGACCATATTTCTCTTGATCTACAAAATAGTAAAATCAAGATAGCTCAAATACACCAAGAACTAAGTACTCTTCCTACTGTAGAACAGGTAGAAGAAGGTGTTGTAGAGAGACTACAGGAAGAATCTACTATTCTAGAAAGTAAGATAACCGAGCTAGAAGAGATGGGAAAGAAGATTCTTGATGTAAAAGAATACGCAAGGAAGAGATCAGAGTATAAGAAATGGGAGAAGAGTACGTCTCAGGTGAAGGAAGCGATTGCTATCGTACAACAGGAAATGGTAAGTCTAGAGATGTTTCTCCGTAAAATGAACGAGGCGGAGACAAAGTGTCTAGAGGAAACGATACGAATCCTAAATAATAAACTTAGAGTCTACTTAGAAAAGTTCTTTCCAGATGACCCTATCACTGTAGAGTTGGTTACAGAGAAGGAGAGCAAGAAAGGGAGCGTAAAGACAGAGCTGACCGTTCGTATCACTCAAAAAGGAGAGGAGTGTGATCTAAGCAGTCTGAGCGGAGGAGAGTATGATAGATGCTCGCTCTCTTTTCTCCTCGCTGTGAATGAGTTATGCGGATCCTTTGTCCTGATTCTAGACGAGTCCATAGGAAGTCTTGATATGACTAACGCTGAAAATGTACTAGAAGTATTGAAAGAGATGATGCCAAGTGAAAAAGTCGTCATTCTGGTACAGCACCAAGCGACATGTGGAAGCTATGACCATGTCGTAAGAGTCTAAGGTAAATCATTTATTAGTAAGAATAAATGATATTTTAATTCTATATTCTATATAAAATGAGACCTAACCGCCCGTTTAATCCATTTTTAGCAAATCAACGCCCTATAGTAGACCCTCTACGACTGGCAAGACAGATTATCGCTCAAGCTGGACCCTCCGAAACAGAGCGGCAGATTATCAGAACGAGGCAGGAGGAATTGCAAGCTAGAGCAGCTGCTAGGTTAGCTAGAGTTCCACAGGAGGAAATAGCTAGAGCTCCTATTATTTCAGAAGTCAAACAGAGTACGATAGACATACTCGTCCTACAGCATATTAAAAATAATGACCTTGACTCTCTTAAAGAAGTTGTACAATACGACCTAGATAGAAGCTTTTTATATGCTAGAGACGAGTTTCAAAATACTCCTCTCCTAGCTGCTGTAAAACAGGGTAATAAAGATATCATAGAATTTATTCTATCCTTGTGTGAGAGACAGTGTCTAGAAGACGTTGATGGTCTCGGGAGAACTCCTCTTCTCGCTTCTCTAATAAGAGGAAACTTTGGTATCACACAGAATCTTATCAATAAAGGGTCTGATGTGAGAGCAAGAGATATCAGCGGCAAGTCGGCTCTTCACTTAATCGCGCAAGGAGGACACTATAACCTATTGAGACTTTTTCCAGAATTAGATGTGAATCAGACAGATAATGCCCGGAATACTCCTCTGATGCTAACAAACGATAGACACACGGCGCAGGAGCTTCTTTTGAGAGGAGCGAATCCAAGTGCTGTAAATAGAGATGGAAATACTGCTCTACACCTCAGAATAGAACTACTCCCACTTCTTCTCAGTTATGGAGGAGATCCAAATCTACAAGATAGTATGGGTAATACTCCTCTACATATAGTTAGATCTCTAGAGGATATACAATCTGTTTTGGAAGCGGGGGCTGATCCAAATATCCAGAATATGGATGGAGATACTTCTTTACACGTTCATTGGACTAGGGAACAGCAAAGAGTATTACTGGGGGCTGGTGCAGATCCGAATATACCGAATAACGAGGGCAGAGTCCCACAACTGCTTTAAAAGAAAAGAAACATTGAAAGATGTCTATCTCTCCTCTGCGAGATTCTATTATCAAAACCTACTCTGACGAGAAAGAAGATGAGGACGACTTGCCTCCTCTTGATGAATATGAGGATAGTAATACAGTGACTTATAAGATAAGAGAGTTAGATATCAATACTCTCAAACCGCGTAGTGTAGATGACGACGGTGTTCGCTACTGTATGATTGGAAAGCCTGGTACAGGAAAGTCTTCAATTATCAAGTCCTATATGTATGCGAAGAGACATATCTTTCCTATTGGAACTTTTTGTAGCGGTACGGAAGATTCTACACAGTTCTTTGGTAAACACGTTCCTGATCTTTTTCTGCATCCGTTGAGTACGACGTTGATGAGTAGTATTATTCGGCGTCAGAAAATCGCCAAGCAGTACCTTGAGAATCCGTGGTCGTTGTTTATTGCAGACGACTGCACGGATCAGACAGCGCTGTTTAACTCGAAGGAATCACACTGGCTTTTTAAGAACTTGCGACACATTAAGCTGTCGTACATTTTGTCGTTGCAGTATAGTATTGACATTAAGCCGGCGTTGAGAGCGTGTATTGACGGTACGTTTATCTTGAGAGAGACAAATGAAAAGTTTAGAAAGAATTTGTATGAGAACTATGCAAGTGTGATTCCGACGTACCACGAGTTTAAGAGTTTGATGGATCAGCTGACAGGAGATTACACAGCGCTATTTATAGATAACCGTTCTACGTCAAACAAGGTAGAGGACTGCGTGTTTTATTATAAGGCGGATATTAGCCGTATCGATCCGAATTTTAAGTTTGGTGCACCAGAGTACCATCAGTTCTCTGAATCAAGGTATAACAAAGATTATATCATGCCTTTCTAAATGTAATGGTGTTGTCTAGAGACAAAAGAGATTCTAGACTTTTATTTTTTCATGTATGTATATCCTTCGTGTAGGTAAAGGTAAAAAGTATTGGTATGGGAGTTTGTATTCGTATTTTTAGCGAGTATTCGTAGGCTGAGTTGATCTGTTTCTTTGATACCGGGTATGTATACGTCATACCACATAGATCCTGGAGAATTCGTGTATGGGATTGGTTGGAAAGAGCTTGTATAGATTACAGAGTCGTTGATGAGGAGTTCTATGGAGAGTTGGGCGCGTGAAGTGCTTTGGTGTCCAGAGGCGTATATATCTACCTTTACGCGCCATATATCGGGTAATAGAAGAATGCCATAGTGGCTTTTAAATTCGTGCAGAATCTGTTGGGAGGAAGCGTTTACGGTGGCGGTCGTAATAGAAACGGGGTAAGAAGGGTATTCAGTACAGATGGAGTTTGATGAAGTGGGATATAGAGTACAGATAGAATACTTTTGGATGTAGTAGACGAGTTGATGGAGGAGAGACATTTATATACTGATTCGATACTTGTGTAGTACGGAATACTTTTCTATGGAAGTGATACTCTGAATTACATTTAGTTCTTCGGTATCACAAGAACTATAGTGGGGATGTTTTATATGAAAATAAATCTATTTACCGAACAAGCTTTTCTAACAAAAGCTCTACAAGTTTATAATTCGTCCTTATACAGTGTTATTATGCTATCACAGTTACTGTGATTTGAACGTATTGTGCATTATCAGCATTAAAAGTAAAACTCAGTCCTCCGTCTGTTATAGAATTTAAACCAACCTTGCGTTGTACTATACTTGTAATAGAACCTGCGCTATTACTTCCAGCCCCCCATCTGCTATGACATATTAGATAGTGTCCAAATATACAGTCAGCTCCCATTGAGACCTGTCCTCTGAATGTTATATAAAAAACTAATCCGTCCCACGGCCAGTATATAGGATCACCTGGACTCCAAGTAGGATTCGAACTATCAAAAATGTGGGTACCTTGCCATGACTGACATCCGCCTCTTGCTAGAATATTGCCATTTACATGTAATTTTGCTTTTGGAACCTGAGTTCCGATACCAACATTGCCATCACTAAAATTAATACCAGTTCGCGTGTCACTAGAACAGACGGATGGACTCGAAGAAAAAGGAGCATCTCTTACAGAAAGAGAACCTATAGTTCCAGCTGAGGTTCCGTCAGCGCTATAATATTCAACAAAACACTGATAACCGACAAAATAGTATGAACGAGATCCTAGTAAGTAAACGTAGCAAGCGCTGGCAGAACAATAAGCATCAGGTTCTTCGTCTATGCTTACCCTACCTACAAAATATCTCCCGTTAGGAGAGTAATTACTATATTTCCATGCTAGATGCTGTGAACCATTTCCACAATTAACACTTCTGAATTGTACTTCAAGTGCTATAGAACCTTCGTTCAGACCATCGTCATGTACCGCTCTTGTGATAGAGAAGGATGCCGCCGCATGTGTGTGACTTCCAATCTTAACCTTGTACCAAGTTGTATCATTTCCTCCTACTGTGAACGTTATAGGCATTACGCAAATATTTTTCTTTACCGTAAGATTTACTGAATCTAGAGCTACATCCCCAACTCCTACAGTTCCGCCATCAGGTTGGAGTAAAATTGGTGTAATAGGGTATGCTACTCCGGTACTGACTCCTTGAATTTTAGCGTGACTATTAAAGTACGAAGGTCCAGCGTTTACCATAGATATATTAAGGTGTTGGTCAGAACCATAGTTACTATTTGTAATAATAAGACCGTTGTTGTTATTTCCAAACCCTTGGTCAATCTGAAGTCTAGCTCTAGGGGCACTAGTACCAATACCTACGTTACCCCAACCAGTGAGAGACATTACGGTAATATTTGGTATCGGACCCCAACTATTAGCTTCGCTAGCAACACTATTTAGTTTGAAATCCATTCTAGCAAGTGGTCCTTCTATCCAAGAACCGTTATATACTGGTATAACACCAATCTCAGCAGAAATGTTGTTATAGCTTGCCGGGCCTAATGATTGATGATATAGAATAGGCTGGTATCCATATATAGAACCACTTGCAGAATACTGACCAATACTGTGTATAGAAGCCTTAGCTGTATCTTCCTGTCTTATCGTTAGTTTATGAATAGAAGTATCTGCTCCTATACTAACATTGCCTAGGTGATTTATGGCCATACGAACTTCTGGATTTCCAGAGTTAGTGTTATAAGACTGCGTAGTTAGGAAAGAAAGTGTAGTAGAGCCGAATTCCGTATGTTTACCCTCAATTGCTGCATAATGATTACCACCTCCTCCTATACTGAGTCTAGAAGTTCCTCCATTCTGTCCTACCGCTCCTGAACGAAGTGTTAATACAGCATTGGGTATTGAAGGAGGTGTGTCACCAGGACCAACCGATGGATTTGTGGTTCCAATGCCTACTACACCACCCGCTGGATTAATAGCTAAACTATCGACAAGTAACGTTTTAGTTACGGCTTGGATACAAGAAGACCCTCCGTAAGCATCTTCGTTGTCAATCAGAACACCTTTCTTCAGATCGGGTTTATAACCAATCATAGCTCGTCCTGCAACTTGAAGCATTCCCTGTAAAGGATTCGTCGTTCCAATACCGATATTACCACCGGATGAAATATTAATTCTTTCTGTGTTATTGGTGATCATGGTGATGCCCCCCGTTCCTACTCGTAGCGCTTGACTTCCCTGATCGATCAACACACCGTTCG